CTAGAAAGAAAATGGCAATGGGCATGATGGGCGGCGGCATGGCTAAAAAGAAAATGGCTAAAGGTGGACGTGTAAAACCTGCTACTGGCAGAGATGCTGCGGCTAAAAAAGCTTCAGGTAGAAATCCACGAATAGCAAAGATGATTGGCAAATTTAAAGAAGGCAAAGGTAATCCTGCTGGTAAAGACATGAGCATGAAAGGTAAACTTTTAGGTGTTATGAAAAAATTTAGAAAACCTAAAGGTGCTAAAGGTGCTTTAAGACCAGGTTTGAAAAAATAGATGCCAACTTACGCTAGCACAGCTAATTTTGATCTCAGCATAGATGATATTGCTGAGGAGGCATATGAACGTTGTGGTTTGCAAGTTCGTAGTGGATACGATTTGCAGACCGCAAGACGTTCTTTAAATCTTATGTTGGCTGAATGGGCCAACAGAGGATTAAATTTATGGACAATACAATTACAAGAAAAATCAATAGCTCAAGGCACAACAGATTTAAGTGGTTCAAATTTATTTGGCTCTGGTGCAGAGGCTGCTCAACAAATTGTTGATATTACAGACGTTGTTATTAGAGATACCAATAATAATGATTTTGCTGCTACATCAATTAGCAGATCAACCTATTTTAATTTTACAACTAAAACAACCAGCGGAAGACCAACTCAATACTATTTCGAGCGTACGATAAACCCAAAGCTATTTCTATATCCTGCAGCTGATACAACGTACACTCTAAAATATTATGCTCTTGTTCGGATGAAGGACTCTGGGGCTTACACGAATAATAATGAGATTCCTTTTCGTTTTCTTCCATGTTTAACTGCTGGTTTAGCTTATTACATAGCTATGAAAAAATCGCCAGACAGAATTCAATTATTAAAACAACTTTATGAAGATGAGTTTCAAAGAGCTGCGGCTCAAGATGGTGAAAGAACAAGTTTATTTCTTACACCTAAAACATACTTGCCGAGCATTTAATGTCTAAATTTGCATCTGGTAAATTTGCAAAAAGAATATCTGACCGATCAGGTATGGCATTTCCATATAATGAAATGGTTCAAGAGTGGACAGGAGCATGGGTTCATTACTCAGAGTTTGAACCTAAACATCCTCAATTAGAGCCTCGACCGATAGTTCAAGATCCGCAATCACTAGAATATGCTAGATCACAAATAGCAGTTTCAAGAGTTTTTGTGGGTGGTGCTAATGGTCCTATAAATGCAGGTAGAACTGTTGTAAAACCAGATGGATCTGATGCACCTTATGATGGTCCAGGATTTGGTTTACAAGTTAATCAATTTGAAACTGCTGATCAAGTTGTAACTCACACTAGAGCGGATGGATCAACTTTCACTATAACCACAAAAAGCATGATGCCTCTAGAATTACAGGCCCCAAAGAAACCTACAAGGTTGCTATCTAACGTTGGTAATGTTACAGTGAGCGTGTCATGACAGATTATTCTGATTTATTATCTAATGTAAGAAATTACACAGAAACTGATTCGTCAGTTTTATCAGACGCCATAATTAATCAATTTATAATATCCACCGAGGACAAATTAAGAAGAACTGTGGATTTAAATTATTACAGAAGATATGACACAGCTACATTAACAATTAATAATCCTTTCCTGCCTTTACCAGGTGATTGGGAAGCGACACGATATTTACAATTAATAGATGGTTCAGACAATAGAACTTTCTTGATACAAAAAGATATTTCGTTTATGAACGAATATGCGCCAAATAGAACGTCTACGGCTGCTGGTACACCAAAGTATTATGCAGATTATGACCAAGACACTCATATGTTGGCACCGACCCCGAACGCTGCATTAACTGTAGAGCTCGCATACACGTACAAGCCACCTGTATTATCCAGTACGACAACATCAAATTGGGTAAGTCAGAACGCTCCAAACGTGCTGTTATATGGTTGTATTATTGAAGCACTTGGATACTTGAAAGGTCCAGCAGATATGATACAATATTATGATAAAATGTATAATCAGTCTGTACAGGCTCTCGCAACGTATGAGATGGGGCGTGACCGTAGAGACGAATTTCGAGATGGCGTTATTCGTATCCCTCTCGAGTCTAGGAACCCATA